GGATGAAGGCGAAACTCACTTCGGCAAAGACCGCGAACGATCCCAACTCACGAATCAATAAATCTCTGAAAGTGTGGAATTGCTAATGAAAAAGCCAGTATGGGAAACTCCAGACCCATCGCACATACCTGCGCGAGAAAAGAAATCGACGCCGTTGTCGCCCAAGCAGAAGTCCGGGGCGAAGGCGATGGCGAAGGCGGCGGGGCGACCCTACCCAAACCTTGTAGACAACATGAGGGCGTCAATGAAAGCGACAACGAAGAAGGGTAAATGACGGCGAGTATCTCGTTGATTTTCGGGTAGTAGGTGGAGCGACCTACCTCAAGTGATTTTCTTGGAGATTATGAATGTCTGACGCAGTATACGTTCCCAGTCAAATTAAAGATATTTCACTGTTAAACCCTCTGCTATCCGCTGACCCGTGGCGCGTCTGTACTCAGCGGGTATCGTGGAACTTGGGCTTATCCAACGGGACAGATACGTATGGCAATACCCTGACCGCTCATCCTATCCCTACCGCTGTCCATGCAATCAAAGTACGGTACGAATCCATTAAGCGCGGTAGCGGTCAGCAGGGCGATAGGGACGCATCAACGCCACAACCCACCACATTCCAGCTTAGGGCGGCATTATGGGTGCTGTATGGCACGTATACTATCTCGTCGCCAACCTCGACAGGTGGTTCGCTACCCTCTGCTGTCACTGCGTCCGACCTGCTCGGTAAAACTGTGGTTGTCAAAGCGTCGGCGTCCACAAATGCCGCGATAATCACAGGCAATACCGGCAACGCCTTTACGGTAGCCTCGTGGTCCGGTGGTACGCCAACAACCGGCTCCACTATCTACATATTTGACATTTACCCGCTAACGTTTGCCGGGAATCGCTCTATCAACATGGAGCCATACACTGTCATTGATACTGACCCGTACAATATAGACATTCCGGCAGTCTCTACCATCTATATCGCCACAAACGTATATGGCGCAACAGGGACGTACTGGTCTAAAGGAACTTTTAGTAACGATTACGCGACAAACCTCGAATTCTGTCAATCGGGGACGGGCGCGAATGTGGATATGACGTTGGGGGGATGGGATACCGTCGCTTCTGGAAACGGTATGCAACCCACCACGGTTCTGGGTATCCCCAATGACCAATCCTCATTTAAATCAATTCTTGGCATTGGCGATTCAATCGGACAGGCGAACAGTGACACGAATCAGTTTTACCGGGGCGTATTCGGACGGGCGGCGCAAAAATACGGGTTGCCTATCTACAATGGCTCTGTGTCTGGGGAGGATACCCGAAGCCTCAATGTAAACGGCATGAAACTGATTGCCCGAATGCGGCAGGCGCCTAATTGTACAGTGGCGTATGTCGAAACGCTGGTCAACGACGCCTATAATTCTGTGTCCGTCGCCACGACAAAATCTAACCTGTTGGCGTTTTACCAGCAGTTGACCCGGCAGGGAATCCGCTACATTGTGCAACGGATGGCAACGCCCCGTTTGTCTGTGACATCCAACGCAGACGCCTATACGCAGTTGTCGTCACAGACCGCGCATAGTTCCGAGTCATCCAGAGTTGCGGTCAATCAATGGCTTAGAGATACATCGTCATCTGGCGCTGTGGCTCAGGCATTAGCGGTAGGAGTGACCTTGAAAGTTTTTAATGCCTGTGCAACGTTGGAATCATCGCAGGATTCGGGCAAATGGGCGGTCTACGCTCCGTCGTGGACAGGGTTGACAGTCGTTTCCGCAGGTTCCAATTACATCATTACGTCCGGTACGCTTTCGGATTATGCGGCAATCACCGGTACGGGATGGCAGATAAAAATTACGTCGGGTTTGGGGGCGGTAACGTCGGGCGTCGGCGGGACTACCGCTTACGCGTCAATCAATAATGTGATTTCGTCAGGCGGCATACGCTGGAACCTGAATCAATCGTTTTCGGTGCAACCTACGGCGGGGGACACATTCAGCGTTTACAAATACCCGACCTCGGACGGCGTACATCCAACGGGCGTATCCTATGACGCGGAGGCTACTGCGTTACTGGCGGCAGGGCTTTTTTAGGATAACACAATCATGGCAACATTTTTGGCAGATATAGTTTTTAGCGCAGGGGCGGCGAATACAGGTCAGGCGGCGAATGTCCTGTACACAGTCATCGACGCAGGTGGTGTGACGCGCATCGCCTCAACGGGCAGTGGTATCAGCGAAGAAACGGACGCGGCGGGAAACACGGTAACGGGCGTTTATCGCGCCTCAGTGACGTTGGATACCGCATGGCAGTTCCCCCTGCGTATTAAATTTGTCATTACGGGCAAAACGGGTGTTGCGGGTCTGGGTTCGTTTGGGCAGGATAGGGCAATCCTGAACAACGACGGCTTTACACCGACACGGGCGGGGTATTTAGATGTCCTAAATGGGTTGGTAGCGGCGGTTTGGGCGGTAGCCATGACCGATATCGCTTCTGTGCCTACCATCACGGCTTCGGTGAAGGACGCCATCAACTGGCTTTTCGTGTTGGGAAGAAACAAGCGAACGCAGACGGCGACTACTGAGACGGTGTTTAAGGACGACGGGACGACAACGGCGGCGACTTCGACCAAGAGCGACGACGGCTCTGTTTTCACAAGGGGTAAATATTCGTAAGGAGCGTTTCTGATGGCGATTGACTCATCACTTAAGCGCTCCAGTTCGCTTCTTGACTCAGTAACACTGCCAAGCGGCAGTATCGGCGCATCGGTACGCCTTGCGCTTTTGGGGCAGTATTCGTTTGGGGTTATCCGTATTTCCAGTGTCAAATACAGAACTCTTAACTCTCGCTCTGGTTCTGATAGCGGTCTGATTGCAACGGCGTATCTACAGGATGGTTCACCGGGCGACACACTGACGCGGGCTACGTACCCCTCCAGTTTTCAGGACATTCAGGATACCTCCGCTTCTCCTACGACAATCACGTTGTTGGGCGAAATTACGCTCAGTGATACATGGCTTTTAGGGGATTGGCAAGCAACCTACAACGCAAATTACAACTCGTCTCTCAACGGCGCTACAGGCACAAAGAGATTAGACTATAAAGACTCTACAGGTTCCTGGCAAACCGGAACGCCTGTTGCCATAACGCTTCGTAATGGGATAAGCGTTTACGATACCGCAACAGGAAATGGGTCAGCGATAACAGGCGGCGTTCAGGCGATACGCTTTGCCCTCAACTTAACGCGCCCTAATAATGGTCAACCAACACAAGTCTCTCTTGACCTGTACGATTTCCGTGTATCGCTCAGTCCTCCTGCGCCCGTCTTAACGGCGAATTTCTGTTCTGCTGCCGGGACGAGTGTGAGTTTATCCTGGGCGACAGTTTCGGTTGCGGTGAATTACCGTGTCTACCGGGATGGAGCATTGGTCGCAACGGTTACTGCGCCAACAACCAGTTATGTTGCAACAAGTCAGAGTATAGCGGAATCGCATACATGGACGGTGCGAACATGGGACGGGATCAGCGAATCAGCGGACTCCAACGCGGTGGTCGGATTGACGGAGTATGCCATCAGCCTCTCTGTCATCACGGCGACTACGGACTGCTCGGTTCCGGGGGTGAAGTCTCTGTTGGTGAGCTGGACGGCGCCGCCCAGCGTCTCCACGGTGACCTACGTCCTCAAGCAGGACGGCACAACCATCTACAGCGGAACTGACCGTTCTTTTCTGGCGCAGAATCTGGAGTCGGGCACGGTCTACACGTTCGCTGTCACTGCTACGAACACCTGCGGAACCATCACCTCAACAAATCAGGCGCAGGCAGCGGGGTGGTTGGAGGACTGCATACCTGACGACGGAGTGCAATGGACAGCAATCTGCATCCCTGACGATGGAGTACAATGGACTCAGGTGGCGTCCGACGCCGACAGCGGGTGGGTTCAGGTGACGCCCAGCCAGTGCGAATAATGAGCCTGTGAGTCTATTGTTGCAACAGTAAAACATATTGTGATATATTCGGGTCAGTTATGATACGAACGGTGACACATGGAAGATGACCTGTTAAGCGAAGCGGAAGCCCTACTGGACGATGCGCCCGGACGCCTCCCGGCGCCTGTCGAAGTTGAGTCTGCCGCCAATCTTGAGTTGCCGCTGGTCGCCAGCGCGGAAGATGCCGCAGCCATTGCCGCAACTCCTACAGCTCCGTCCGCACCCGTCGGAAGCAATGACACCCCTTCGCTTTTCCCGCCGACGTTCAACGATTGGCCCGTCAAGCCTGACGGGTCTGGTTTGTACGTTCCTTCTCTTGAGGACTCGACCAGCCCAGAAGCGCAGGCGCTGATCGAGCAGTACGGGCGAGAGGAGTACAACCGGCTGGTCGCAGAGTACAACTCTGACCGGGCGCTCTTTCAGATGGACCGGATGTCCACCGAGGCGTCTCTCGCCACCGCCGCCACCGCGAATCTGACGGCATCTATCCCTGCCGCGCAGAAAGCGGTGGCGGACCTGTTTGTGCCCTCCCTTGGGGACGGGGCGCAGACTGTGGTGGCATCATTCGTCCCGCTCGCCCAGCAGACGATATCAGACTATCAGGAGCGACGATCTCAGGAGCTTACTGCCGCTGGGTATCCCGCCAGCCGAGCCCGTCACCTCGCGGCCCTCGAAATTGCCCAGACCCCGGACGTTTTTCAGCTTGCCCTCGCCAGCTCGATTGCTGATGATTTGCCCAAGTTCGCGCAGGCGTTGAACGCCGCGCTTACCGGTGGGGCCGCGCCACAGACGAACAACGCCCAGCGACAGGCGCCGCCCGCTATGGCCCCGTCTGGCGGGGGTGGGGCTATTGCCGTCGCCGCACCGCGCAGACTGACTGCTGCCGAAGCGGAGATCGGGCGCGATTTAGGGTACACACCACAACAGTACGCCGAGCGCCTCGCTCGGCGGGAGAGTAACCGATAATGGCAACCACTACCGCGCCCGTGAAGGAAGCGCCCGTAACCCCCGCAGAAGTCGCCGCCCCTGCTGTTCTGGTGCCCGTTCGTGATGTCGCGTCAGGACGCTGGAAGCTGGTGGTGGGGACGGAGGGACTCGTTGCTGAATCCGCGCTTGTAATCGAGCAGTTGTCTGATCCCGACAGCGACACCGCCGATCAGGTGGAGCTGGACTGGCGCTGGCATGAGGGACGGGGGAGGTACATGGTCGGGAAGTGGTTCCACGCTTCCCCGAAATGGAACGGGCGCTACCGTGCCGCTGGCTGGGAACCGGTAGACCCGGCGACCTTTCAGGATCCTCGTTTCCCGTCACGCAACATCGCCGAGATGGGCAGTGTGGTCACCTACATGGACTGCGTCCTTTTCGAGATGCCCAAAGCGGCGAACGAGGAGAAGCGGCGCCGAACGGACGAGATGCGGAAAAAAGAGCAGCTTGCCAGGAAATTCGGCTTGGCGGACACGGCTGCGGAAATCTCTGCCAATAAAGGCGAAGGGTTGGTCAAGGCCACCGCCGGAGTCAGCAGTGAGTATCAACGTTTTAACCCGGTGCAGGCGGAGGTGGATTCTCTGAACCGCTCGCTCGCCGCCATTGATTCCTTCCGTACAGAAGCGAAATCGCTGGGCATTTAGCCCCTCAATATAATATCAACATAATATCAACCCCTGCCGTGTTCTGCGGCTGTCCGCTCGCTTAAGGCGAGTTCTCCCTCCCTTTTCGGGAGGGAGCGAGGAACGCAGAACATGGCACAAATCGAAGGTTTTACCCGGTTCTCCGCACGCCGTGCGGACCTTACCCCGCTGGCGCTTCCCTACGAGAAGCTCGCCACCGACACCACCATCATCAAGAAGGGTCACCCGGTAGTACTGTACTCGGGTAACCTTGTCCGCCGCATCCTTCTCGTCTCCGGTTCTGCCTTCCCGGCGAGCGGTAAGATTCTCGGATTCTCCGCCGAAGACGAACAGGCGGTGACCAGCGCGGAGTACGGCAACCAGTTCGCGATGATGCCCAAGATCAAGCGCCCGTCTGGGCGTGAGGAGATCAAGGTCTTCGTCGCCGACGGCGTCACCATCTTCCAAGCGGCGGTCCGCTCCGGTCAGGCGGCGACCACCGGTCTGATCGGCACCAACGTGGGCCTGTCCTACGACCCGGTCCGCGACCAGTTCTCGGTTGACACCAACCAGACGACCTACCCGGTCATCACGGTCATCAACATCGTTCCCAAAGAGGAAGGCGCGGTCACTGGTCGCGTTGACTTCGTCATCGCCAACACCCGGTCCCAGTACCTGACCGGCCTTTAATACTCGCCCCGGCGAGTATTAAAGCCGCCGGGGCATGGAGCAAAACCCATGCCAGCAACAGTACGCTCAGACTTCCGAATGCTCATGGCAGACGGATTGTCGGTGATTTTCGACGACTACACACAGGACTTGAACGACACGTTCACCGACATTTTTGAATGCCTGACCTCCGAAAAGGCGTTTGAAACAGCGGTCGGTTTCGTGGGTCTTCCGCCACCGGTCCTGACGGCGGAACTGGAGCCCGCCCGTTTTGAAGGGCCTCGACAGGGCCGCTCTGTCACCTACATCCACAACAAGTT